CGATGAATAGTGCCTTTCTCACCAGTAACAGACGACATGATTACATCACCCTCCATAAAGACATCACTGTGTCGATGTTGCTGACGTAGTGCTTCTTCGCGTAGTCTCTTAAAGTTTTTCATTTATAGTTGTCGGGCAAATTACTCTTGATCTCTGCCATAAGTGCTCTACAATCCTTCTCCGATAACGCTCTAGGTATACCCTGACGAAATGTTTTGAAGTCGTTAGCTGCAGCTGCACGTCTCATTTTAGTACCCGAAATAGCAAAAGTGTCCCCGTCAGCATCTCTGCTGCCCGAAGACTCAATGCGGATACTTCTAAAGGAGTAATCCTTACCATTATATTTATGAAGGAACTGCATGGCATTGACTCTATCAGAACCCACCAGGAATACTACATCATCATACCCAGCAAGCATGAGTTCTTGTAGGATTGCAACAGGTTGTTTAGGTCCCGAAAATATCTTACCACGATGTTGAGGAAACATCAAGTTCATGTAATGCAGTTTGCGATCAGGAGGTAAAGGGTTGTTACCTTTGGTATCAACAGACTGTGAGATATAGATGCGATAGTCATGCTGACCCGCAGCACGTTTCACACCATTGAAGTTATCTTCATGTCCTGTTGTAGGTGGTTGGAACCTACCAAATGTGAAGTAACATACCTTTCCTTCTAACGCCATTTCTTCTCGATAGTAAAATTATTGTACGCGAACTCAAGACGGTTAACAAACTTGATCATACTACCGTCTTTATGCATAACATATCCTTCAGGACTGGTTACCTTATAACCGTTGTCTGTCTGGACAAATGTCTTGAAAGTTTCAAGGTGATCTAACTTATCTATAACCATTTGTTTGATAGCCTGCAACTCTTTGTAGAGTGCAATCATCGCCTTGAAACTGTATACGTTATCTAGTAGGAAATTTTCACTCTTATATACCAAGTTTCTCTTCTTTGTGAGGGTAGCAACTGTCTTGACCTTGGACAGTTCCTTCGACATCTTGGCGTGATAGAAGTTTACCAGTTCATTTATTGTCTCATCCACGTTGGAGATTGCCCTCGCATTTTTAATTTCAGAATTAAAGAACTGTTTGAGGGATGAGGATATGTGGAGTTTTTTCTCTCCTGAATTGCCAAAATTGTCCACCAACTGATCCAGGAAAGGACCAGCAAGAATACACATGCGCTCAATCTTCTGAACATGGTTGTCGAATGTACGGAGTTCTGCTGTAGAAAATCCCACTCTGTCCATAGGTGTGTCGTTTTTGACAACCAATACGTTACTATTGCCAGTTACGTTTGCACCTGCCATGGCCTGCATATTTTCTAACGCAGTTCCAGTGTAGTGAGTGTGAAATACCACCCCAATTTTAGCGGAGTTTGCCGCTTTGCCAATGGGATGATCAACTGGTATACCATATGTAATAGTATTTGGACGGAATGTATAGAGTTCCTCACCGTCTACATTTTCTTTCCTCAAATCTGTGGTAAACAGTAGGTCTCCCTGCACCACACCTTTGATACCCAGTTGACTAAAATATTTTAGAGCAAACTTTAGTTTCTCTGCTAGATCTCCTTGATACCACCCGTCAATACTCTCTTCGGTAAAGCAGATTTTTGGTTCTGTCTTGTTAAAAACTGACTTTGTTCCTACAAAGAACATCTCTGTCAATGGTTCCACACCACAAACAACTGAAGGAGCACCGTCCCACTTGGTCTGCATGAAGCCACTGCTCTCTTGCTTGCCCAGCATCTTGCGAAGTTCTTTCAAAAATGAAACCGCTGCCTTACACCCATCGGTGCCATAGTTCAGCATCTCATCTTCCAAATGTTCTAGGTGTTTGAGTTGTTTAATGTTTGACATTATGCCAGCAGATAATTTACTGTTCCTTGACTAGCATCAATGTTGCTGGTAGATGCCTTTGAACCAGAAAAACTCAAGTTCATCTGTGCAGCTTTACTCATCCTGAAGTACACTTGACCCTTCAAGAACTTACTATCATCCAAGTTTGCTTGGTAGAAGTCCTTTCCAGCGATCAATCTCTTTGCTTCGTTTAGAGATGTGGCGTCGTTATTTAATCTGTCCGCGATACCCCTTGACAGGATAGCAGTAAGTGATTTACCACCCTTTTTACCGTTAGTGATTAGCACTTGAGCTGATGACTCTGTACCATCACCACCAGACTTGACGTACTGCAGTGCCTTGAGCAGGACAGGAGCATGTTCAGCAGGTTTTCCTGCCTTAAATGCCTTGAAAACATCGTATGGTGTGTTGGTGTCCACGCCTAGGATCTGCTTGATTCCATACTGATATACTATCTCCTTTCCCTTACGTGTGGGGTCGCCACCGACCGCTTCCGCAGCTGCCACAAGGTCCTTCAAAACACAGTCTGGCAGACTACTCTTGTACTTTATAGCAACAGGGATGATGTTAGCCCAGACAGATGCCAAAGCACCCCTACCATACTTGGATGAGATGGGGACCTGGGTGCCATCTTCTGCCAAAAACAGGGAGTCAACCCCCGCAAACTGTGGATCATCAGGTACTAGGAAGCACTTGTTATTGTTAGGGAGAATGTTTTGAGATAGGTGTCCCTGTGCTGCGTTGGACATACCAATATATCCCACCAACATCTCACCAACATAGGTTCCTAGTTGTTTTTTCAGACCATCTACTACTGATCTAGACCATGTGAAATTGTAGTTGCCATCCAGATTACTCATGAAGTAATCCACAACTTGTTCGGTCACATAGTCAGGCACCGATGGTTCATTTTCCAGTCCATGTATGACTGATGTAGCAATCTGCTCTGGACTAGTGAAACATTTACACTTCACATCAGATATGCCCAGGATAGAGGGCACAACTTCGTCGCTACCCTTTGATATAAGTTTCGTTGCTTCGATCTGCATCCTGACATTTGTCTTACCAGGCTTGTCAATGCAGTCGATATGGAGTTCACTACTGTTACCACCCCAACTAATTTGCAGTTTGGTGTTGTACTGGTCGCCGCCGAACACAGTGATAGGTGTTCCGTGCGCTAGTTTCACGCCAGAAGTAGTAGTATTTTTTGTTTCAGTTGCCTTACTGTTGGCCTTAACGAAAGTGTCAACGGTCCTACCTTTGAAGTAGTGATCCCATTTTACTCTACCAGTCTTTGCCATAAAAAATACCTCCCCTAGTATTTAGAGGAGGTATAAACGGAAGAGGTGGGATTTGAACCCACGGATGCTTGCACATCGCTGGTTTTCAAGACCAGTGCCATCAACCACTCGACCACTCTTCCATAGCAACGCATTGCTCATTGAGATCATAGAGCAATTTGTAGTTTTTTGTCCGCACATAGTATCCAATGATCTCCTCTGTGTTGCATCGGAACCCATAACCCACTACGTGCTCACACTTACCATCAATTACAAAGCACTTGTTCGTATGTAGGTATGACTGATAGCGTTCGTCTAGATTGATCATACTCCAAGTGCGGTTGTATGTATATTATCAGAAAATCCCCACAAAACGTGGGGATTACAGAATGTCTTAACGATCGTTAGCTGCTCGGTTCTCGGAGTAATGCACATCAAACTCACCACCAGGATAGCGTTTCTTGAGTTTGTTGACATTCATCTCAATAACCTGATCAAAAGTGATGCCAAGTGCTTGAGTGGCCTGTGCAACATACCACATGATGTCACCAAGTTCAATGATCAGGTGCTCTCGGTTGTCTTCGTTCCAGGGTTTGCCTTGGAAGACCATCTTCTTAATGATTTCCAGAAACTCACCACCTTCAGCATTGATCCCAACGCCAGAAGTAAGAAGACGCTCAATATTGGCACCCTCTCGATCAAGTTCGCCAATGCGGTCAGCAAAGTCCACAAAGTTCGTAGAAGCATCGCTTGTAACGGCTGCCACAAACTCTTCATAACGGCTGAAATCTACGGTCATATTACAAATTGAGAAAATTTATCAAGTCGGGATTGTTTAGTAGTGATCTCCTCAAGGGCTTCGTATGTTTCATCTTCTGCCTCGGCAGTGATGTCACCCTCGGAGTCATCAACATTATACAACTTCATCTTCGCCCTGTCAATCCCCACCGTGAAACGACGGTAATAGGTGAGATCATTGTATCGATTCTTAAGTTGCTTAACCATGATCCTACCTGACTGCTCCAGTTCTTCAGTTGATATGAGAGCCAGCATAAGATCAGCAGTGGCGGGAAGACCAAAAGATTCACTAGTGTCAGTAAGATCAACGTCGCTATTGCCGAAACCACTACGAGTGGTTTGAGTAGCAGTGACAATAGGAAGGTCATGCTCGACAGCAAGTCCTCGAAGCTCTTCTGCAATCGCTTTGACATAAGTATAGGAATTGACGATGTGTCCTTTATAGCGAGATGAGGCACAGATGTTCAGGTAGTCAACAAAGATAATGTTGGGCCTGAAATCTTTTTTAAGAGACAAGTCATTCAATAGGGATTTGAAGTGACCAGTGTGTGCTGCTGCTGTAGGATACTCTTTGATGATCAATTTGCCTTGAGACTTCCTACCAATCTCATTGACACGGTTTTTGAAAATATCTTCAGGGATAGAACCAATCTCCTGAATGTTAACGTTGAGAAGGTTGGCGTCAATACGTTCAGCAATCTTCTCTTCTGCCATCTCCATTGTGATATACAGCACATTATATCCAATGGATAGGCACGACGCCGCCATGTGACACATGAACAAGGACTTACCAACACCCGTGCCAGCAAGGGCAACGTTGAGTGTCTTGTTAGGAAGACCACCCTTGGTAACTAGATTCAGTTTGTCGATATCAAACGGAATCTTATGCTCTTCCAGGTGATAATAGTCATATCGTTCTGCTACATTTTGTACGTAGTCGTGTCCGATGTGTTCGTTGAAAGATACTGCCAGGGCCTCTTGAAGTATGCCAGGTATCGCATCCTTTGATACCTCATTATCGCCTCCTTCTGCGATCTTGATAGACCGTAAGATGGCGTTGTAGACTGCTCGTTCTTGACACCATTTTTCTGTGGCGTCTGTGAGCCACTTGGTGTCAACCCATTCGTCTGTGAAGGCGTTGATCTGTTGAACAGACGCTTGATAAGTTTCTTCAGTGAGGTCATTTCTCTGCTGCAGTTGTAGGATTAGCACTTCCTTTGTAGGGAACTTATCGTATTTGCCAGCGAAGTCTTGAATCTCATCAAAGATGATCTGTTGATGCTGTTCCTGGAAGTAATCCTTCTTGAGGAAGGGGACTACCTTACGAAAGTAGTCCTCACTGCATATCAGATTTCTTAAGATGGTTTGCTCAAGACTCTCCGTCATCATCTGCTCCGTACAAAAATTCGCGTTGTGCTTGTTTATCTAGTTCGGCAAGAACTTCTTCGGTGAAGTATGCTTCAGGGTCCTTGAGGATTGCCTTTGCATATACTTTCTTGCCATCAATCTCATAGCGACCAGCAACGTTCTTCCACATCCCTGCTCGCTCTCCTAGTTCTAGGAGTCCATAGTGTCTCTCAAGTCCACGCTCATCAAAGAACAGACGTGTCTCTACTTTCGATCCCTCTCGGGTCAGACGAGACTTTTTAGCCTCGCATTTGATAATGTTTCCAATGAGTACCGTTCCATCTTTCTCCTTTTTCTTTCCAAGATAAACGATTGTAGAGGCGGAATACTTGAGACCACTTCCTCCTCCCATTTCCTTTGTAGGAACGTAAGCGCCGACGACATCATAGGTGTGATTAGTAACCAACATTGGTATATTAGCCTTACCAAGCTTGAGTGTAAGGATTCTGAAGCAAGACTTAATAAGTTGTGCCTTGGTCATGTCCCTGACTTGTTTGTCATTGGACGCATCCTCAACCTCTTTGTTGGTGGCCAGCATACCAAGAGAGTCTAACACAAACATCAGGGGTTTGCGATCATCCTTTGGGGTTTCCATATATTTGTCGATGATCCTGACTGCCTGGGTCCTGAACTCTTCCACAGTGTTGACAGGGAAGATCACCATACGCTTGGAGT